GTCCCAAGGGCGCCAATCCATCATCTCCTTCCACTAGCGCTGTGAAAGGTCTACCACTCTTCTTACACTCATAATAAACTAAGGTCAACATGACAATTCCATTGAAAGCAGATGTCCAAAAATCGCCTGAGTCACGTGTACAACATGCAAAAACGCCCCACTTAGTCCGAAGTACACGGTACCCCATAACATAGCGCCTGTAATCATCATACAGGTCTGGCGCTCCCACTCGTTCACATAACTTCTTCATGCAATAATCTTCCACTTCCCTGATTTTATCAAAAACACTTGACTCGAAGGCACTTGCATCTGTGACCATACAACCATTTCTACTATGGTTCATTATCACTTGCACTTTCTCCTCCTCAGTCATGTTCTTTATTTGAAAATCCTTCATCTTGGTACCATACAACTGATGCAACACTTCAATACAGGGAGCTAACTCAATCAACATCCTACCACTCATGGTCATTATGCCTCTGGGTCGCCCTTTTACTGTGCCATCGTCCAGCACTTTGATGTTAGACTCAAACTTAACAAAGAACCCGTGCTCTTCAAACTTTTTAAGCTGCTTCGGTTTCATCCTCCCGGACTCAAACAGCCTATAATCTTTGACACGTGACTCGATCCAATACTTAGGTCTCTTTCCGGTATAAGCCTTTATAAATGCTGTTATGTTTCTTTCAGTTTTGTTCCCAGAGTTGGGAATCACGTTTAGAACTGAATTATCCAATAAGTCATCAATAAGCTCCTTACCAAGTCGCTGGTATTCTAGAACAGCTTCCGGGACATGATCGTTACTCTTAGACATCGCCCTAGTCATAAAAGCAGCCATACATCCCTCAGAATCAGACAAGCAATAGGCCCCAGCAGTGACAGGCTCCATACCTGCTCTGTATAAGGTCCCAATCGGCGCAACAGCAACCGGCTTGAGCTTGATTGGCTCAAGACGATAACTGCCTTTGACATGATTGGTCCTAAGGCCATAAAACGGATCAACAAGAGGGTCCCTAACAAAAGCAGCCCCTCCATGTACATCCCCATTTTCCTGATTGTCCACGACGTTGGCCCTATTAGGGACAACCGCCTCTCTTCCAACGACATTGTGTTGTACTAACCCCGCTATAACAACGGGTGTGCGTTCAGTGGTAGATACTAAATATGCAGCGTACTGTTTCAATACTCGCAAAGTACCAGAGGTTATCTCCGGATTATCTCCCACCTTATTAACTTGTCTAATCGTAGAGTAGCTCATCAAATCCTTACTAGGATTAATAAACTGACTCGAGATAGCCATGTCATTAGCCAACACTTTAAACCTCTCTACTTCGATCACCTCAATATGGTCTGACCCGTCAGT